TTATCCAATCATCCGTATTTTTTCTAACTTGTCCATTTCCTTTCGATTCCGCTCTTTTGAAACATGATTGTACACTTCCATTGTAACAGATATACTTCCATGCCCCATTATATATTGTAGCACTTTCGGGTCCATTCCAGCCTCTGCCATTCTTGTACATCCAGTATGTCTAAGATTATGAGATGATATATGAGGCAACCTTACTTCTCCGCTTCCTGTGCTATTATATTTATTTACAATGTTTAGTAAAATATTATTTACTGCACTTGGCATAATTGGATTTCTATTTTTTGTTGAAAACACAAAATCACTATATCCATCTATTTCAATATTGGTTCTTTTTCCACTTGAAAGCTGTTGTTCTCTTTGGCATTTTAACGCATTATATACGTCCGTAGTCATGGGAATAATTCTGATTCCAGAATTCGTTTTTGGATTACTTACGTAAAAACTATATCCATTTTCATTCTTTTTATATATTAATTGATGGTTTATGTTTACTTCCCTATTTTTAAAATCAACATCTTTCCAAGTAAGTCCAATCATCTCCCCACATCTTACCGCTGTTCCAATCATGAATACAAGCATTGGATGATATGTATAATATACTTTATTTTTCTGAATAAAATTTAATAATGTTTCCTGCTCTTGTAGAGTTAGAGAAATTCTTTCATTTGCATCCTTTGCAAAATCACTCAGACAGCCTTTGCATGGATTTTTTCTGATAATGTCATCGTCAACTGCAAGGTCAAGGCAAGGAGAAATCATATAATCAAAGGCTTTTATCGTGGAATATTTTAATCCCCTTTCTAAAAGTAAATTATAGAATTTTAGTATGTCTGATTTTCTTATATCACACAATTTCTTATTTCCCAGTACATTATCTTGTAAATTCCCGTTCCATAGCCCCAAATAATTTTGTCTCGTAGAGTTGCAAATCTGTGTTTTTAAAGACATGTACTTATCAAACTGTTCGTTAAGAGTGATTTCTGCTCCAACAGTATTAATATTATCCTCTAAATCTCTGTTTATTTTCTTCTCCTGTTTTCTTAAATCAGAAAGATTATTTGCATACACTGACTTTCTTTTTCCAGAAATATCATTATACTGGTACACATAACGTCCATCTGTCCTTTGACTTTCTCCTTTTTGTAAAACCCTTCCTTTGGCATCTTTTCTCCGCTCCATACTATTCCCTCCTTTAGGTTAGAAAAAAGCGCCGCATTTAATGGAATAGTACCACAAAGTTGCACTTTTTTCAACTGTTTGTAACAATTTGCAACAGTATGAAATACTATATAGCCTCTTTATCCAGTATGTAACGTTCAAACTTCGTTCTCTTTATCAGCGAATATGCTCCTTTTTTCAATACAAAATCGCAGTCCGGTTCTTCTAACAAATCCCTAATTCTATGTACACCGATATTACTATATTCTGCTGCCTCTTCGATTGTAAGCAACAATTTTTGTGGTATAGGCACTGTTTCTTTTGATTTCATTCTCTGCTCCTTCCCTGTTATTTTAATTATAACATATATTTCAGATTAAGTTGTACCATTTTTAAGTTATTGTAACCATGCCTCTTGCGGCACAATTATTCTAACTCTCTAATCTCTTCATTTAATTTCCTATTTTTCTGAACTCTTTGTCTAAAAGTGAAAAGAATAACCGTCTATATCCATAAAAATCTGTTCTCCCGCAAGGTATCCTTCCTAATCCTTCTATGTATTCTATGCCCTCATAGGAGCGATTTTCCATTACAGATATTAAAATATATTCTGTAATATCTTTATTGGCTGTATGAGCCACTTGACGCGCCATATGTGTATATCTGCCAGACTGTATACGCTCCGTCAACTGTCTGTGGCGCGTTTTTGTGATTCCGTAGTAATCCCATGAATATCTTGGAGCCGCGTTTCGTTCCGGCTCCTGTATAAAAATGCTTATCTGCTGGCAGGCTATATAATTCTTACACTCTTTTATTTTTCCCTCACACTTCTTGCAACCGCAGACTTCCTTGCAAGTTCTACATAAACATCCACGGCATTTTCTTGGCATAAACATCCCCCTCTAAAAATAAAATAAACCTATCCATTTTTTAATTTTCCACTTTAAAATTTCATTGGAACTTCATTAACATAAATTATCGTTATTTTAATATTTCAAATTATTCCCTTTTTTGCAATTATGCATACATGCACATGTTATGAACTCTGTGGAACTGACTTTGACACTCCCCCATGCCTAAAGACAGGGGATTCTTGCTACCTGCCGCTATTTAGTGGCTGACCATTCCATTTCTGGTAGGTCGCAGTGCAAGGTATGGGTGTGCCATCACCCATCTTAGGGCAGAGCATATAGCTCCCTAAGCAGATATGCTGTTACCGCATATCTTAGTTCTGTTGGACGATGAATATTTTACGCATCTATCGTTTTTTTAGATGCAACCACATATATTCAATTTACAAAGAACGAACGTGTTTGTTTCTATAGCGCAGACCACTACGCTCTTATCGTTTTAAAGACTTATTCTTGTCTGTAGTTATAGAATAGCTTATATATGGTATTTTGTAATTAGCCATTTCTCATGCCCTCTAATATTTTCAAACACTTATCTGGCATTGGTATGCCTTTATGTATTTTCCTAGGCAACGGAATTACGTTCGCTATATCTATCTGTCTTTGTCTTTTCTGTTCAAGCATATTAGCTGGGGAATTCTCACAGGTCTTCTCAATCAACATCTGCACATCATTTGACATTTTAGATATTTCCTTCTGCCGTTCAAGCACCGCCCGATATGACCGCTGGAAACTTGACATGACTCCATTCTCGTTGAAATAATCATCCATTGCCCATACCCGGAGCTGGTCTGCACTTCCTACGGCTTTCTGTACCGATATAGGAAGTTTAGCAAATTCCTCCGCAGCATAGTATCCGCTTCTCCCAATCGCCGTCCGCACAACCGCCCATGCCTCCATTTCGTTAAGCTCCTGCGGCGTGGTCATGGTATGAATAATATCGATAAGCTGTCCAGGTGTAGGGGCAAAACCGCTTGTGCTTGATCGGATATAACTCCTAAGCGCAGCGTCTGCTTGCGTGTAACTGTAATCCGGCATAGTGTCCGCCCACATCTTTGCTGTCAATCCTTCCGGGTCTTTAGGATTATAATTCTCATAGACAGCCATCATGGACGCTATAAGTTTCTTAGCGTCTGTTATGCTCATTTTCCTCATCCTCCCTTATGCTCCTTAACAAATTTTGTAACTTCTCCTGCTTGTCCGGATGTCTTTCCTGTGTTGGTTGTGTTCTGCTCCCTCCGCTGTCATGTGTTCGTGCAAGCCATGAGTTGATAAACCTCCCTATTCCTCTTTTGGTCTTTCGCTTCGTAGGGTTACTATCAAGCCATCCTTTCATCTTCCTAAGTTCCTGCAGGATGTCAACCGCTGGGTATAGTTCCGCCCATGCGTCAATGTCAGATTGGTAAACATCATGCAAAGATTTGTCATTCAGCGTTAGGGATATGACAGGCGGCGCGTGAGATGGTTCCGGCTCCGCGCAAATATCCTGTTCTATACCATCCAATACCATTCCATTCCATTCCGTTCCATTCCATACTATACTGTCACAATTTGCACCCTGCGAATTGATATTTGCACCCTGCGAATTGACATTTTTGTGTACAAAAACCACGCCCTGACAATTTTCTTCATTTGAAATGTCAAGGAGCCAATACTCTTTATATATCTCTGTCCTCCTACGGCTGTTCCCCTTAAGGACTGCAAGATAGCTTTTTTGGATACCTCTACTTGTTAATACTCCCCACCTGTCAAACAGCCTCTTGTCAAAGAGACCAATCTGCAAGCAATAGTCAACGGCTTCTTTTACCGTTCCGGCACCAACGCCCCCGCCCATCTTCCTTGCGGTCGTTGCACAAAGGTCGTAGCTCCATTCGTAGTAGTATCCTTCACTTCCAAATGCCATCTGACACAGGTAAAAATAAACGCCAAAACCCGTCCAGCTTTGAGCATCTAAGAGTTTGTCGATTTTTATATCATTGGAGAAAATGTCAACAGACCAGCCAGCGTAATCAATCCGCTTTTTGGACTTTCCTGCCATTTACCTTTCTCCTTTATACTCCATGTTCCAAGCCATTACAGCTTTTTCACAAGCCTTTGATTGCCATTCCCCGCGTTCTGCATTATCATCAGACGTAAAAGTTTTGCTCTGTGCATTACAAAGACTACAAGCGACAAATACAAAGTAGTTGTCTCGTCTGTAATTATATCGCTGCGTTAATTCTCCATCGCCTCCGCAAAACGGACATTTCTTTATTTCTTGCATTTATCCTACCTCCTTAATTAATACCTCTATGTGAGGATTCGTTTTATCCACTTTGAAACTGTCAGAAAATCCGACAACATATTTCCAACTGTCATTTTTAAGAACACCCGTTTTAACAAGTGCATCCTGAATAAATTTTCTTCCAAACGTGATATTATCTAAGTCACGCCGCTTATTTTTTTCTATCCATGTATATTCCATGTAGACAGGCTTTGTAATCTTAATTCCTCTAAGCTGCTGTCTGATTGCTGTTATTACAATGGTCTCATTCTCACGCTTTATTTCTGCACCTTTGTAACAGTTTGCACGTTCTGCAGCAATATATTGATTTAGACCGCAAAGCCTACCCTGTATTATTAGTTTATATTCCAT